AGGAGAATTTAAAATGCTAACACTTAAAGATGTAAACACAAACAAAACATGGAAATTTGAAAACAAAACAGATGCTTCCGATTTCATCAGTACAATGAGTTTCGGTTTTGAATGGCAATTAATCGACAATAACACAAACGAAGTTATTGCTTGCCACTATTACGAATAACAAAGTACAAACAACAAAGGCCGCCTATATAGGGCGGCTTTTTTAATTACTCAAAACCGAACACGCCGCACTAAAAGATCACTGGAAACTATGAAAGGTGATATCTCTTAAAATAAAAAATGTGCATTATGTTCAGTTTTCAATAATCAAATGTTACTTTTATACAAAAAATGAGATATATCGCCGTGGATATACCTCATATTCTGATAGCTTTATTCATTTGTCATGTATTAAACACTCAAAACCGGAGCCATACCGCCGCACTCTCAACGGCGTAGGCCTATGGCCTAGTTCCTAGGAAACCGAACGGCCCCAGTTTTCAATGCTTATATGTGTACTCTAAACCAATACCGATATGGATCACATGAAATTAGGTTTATTATGCTTATTGTTGTTGTGCTTGGTAGTACATATTTATATTTGATAGGATTGTTCTCAATGGCATTGTGTTTGTTTGAAAGGAATTCTTTTTTATCGGTATCGGTTTACAATACACAATAGGGGAACGGCCCAAAGTTCCCCTGTGCATTGTGCTATATAGGAGAATTACGCCAATGACCTTTAAAAGCATCATATGACAATATAATTATACTATATATGGCGTTTCCGTATTATTCCTATGTAGTTCGGTGTAGTTCGACTTGTACCGATTTTCCTGTATACATACTAGGATAATACGTTTCATGTAAAAATTTACCTACATTAATAAGGCCTAGTGTTTTTAATTCTGCTGCTTGCGTTTTGCCTAAATCTGTAAAACTTTTCGCATATTTCGCGCTTTCCCCGTCGATGTACTCACGCATTAATAATATATTAGTTTTCCCTATGGTGCATTTGTTGATGATATCCGCCGCCGTTTCGCGTTCATCAATTAATGCGCCTATTTCTTTATGTACGGCATCGCGTTTACTTTCAAGCCGTACTATTTGACGGTCTAACCCGCCCGGCGTTCCGCCACCGCTTAAACGTTCCTTACTATAATCAACGGCCCCAATCGTTGTTATATCGGATTGCAAATGCTTTAGATCTTCCTTCAATGATTTAATTTTCATTGATATTAATTTAATCGGTTCTAGGAATTCCTTGCCTATCTCTCTATATTCTTTATCCGTCATTTATTCCCCCGTATGGTTCATTATCTTAAATTCTTAACCGCTTCCCCTAGCATGTTTAAATAGTCCTGTAAATTAACTTTGATAGCATCGTTTACAAGTTGGATATTATCGGTTGTTACATAATGCGCCAACAACATTTTATACATTGCATCTTTTGTAGGTACTAAAACCGCTATTAATGCGCTAATTACAAACGCAATGCATAACGCAATAACTTTCCCTTTATGTGGCTTAGATAATTCCCGTACTTCATCATCTGCAAGCCATATAGCAAAAAAGCCACATATCACAAGAGTTAGCATAATAAACAAACCTTGATTAAGCACATCAATATTATGTAGTACCTCAATCAAATACAAATACATTGGGTTAATAATAGGCATACACATTTCCCCTTTCGCCTATTTGTATCAAAGGGGCGTTTATATTGCCCCTTATCCACTACATCGTAAATACTGATACTAATTTAATTAATGCTATCACTAACGAAAACATCAATGCAGCATCAAACAATAATTTAATCATAGTTATTTTCCTGTGCTTCCAATACCGCCAGCACCGCGCGCCGTTTCAGTTAATTGCGCAACCTCTAATAACTTTAATGTGCCAACCGGTACCATAATTCCCTGTACTAATCTATCGCCCTTTTGGATTAAATACGGCGTATCGCTGGTATTATGTAGAATTGCTTTAATTTCTCCCCTATAGTCCGCATCAATCACCCCGAACGAATTCGGAATAATTAACGGCGTTTTGCTCATGCTAGATCGTGGCGCCAGCATCAACATATAACCCTTTGGAATTTCCACCGCTAGGCCTAGCGTTACATATTGCGTTTGATGCGGTTCTATAACTACGCTTTCTGGTTGATAAAAATCCATGCCGGCAGCATCTACGCTGCCAACTTTCGGCAATAATACACCCGGCATGCATCGCTTAACCTTGATAACGTCCGCATTATATCGTTTATATCCAAAGACACGTTTAATCCTGTTTAGTAGTTCCATTTGTTGCCCTCATTTCAATAATGCTTCCAATACTTTATTTTTTCTATCCATAATCCGTATTTCTGCCCTTGGGTTATCTTTATCAATACCAGCTATGCAGCTTTCACCATATGAACATATCCACTTATCATCGTCGATAACTTTCGCTTTTGTTAATATATCGCTAGTCGCCTGTAGTAACCCGATTAAATCCGGCCAGCTTCTTTTATTTGGCAAATAGTATTTACATTCAACAACGATGATGCCAGATATATGCAATTTCTTCCCAGCCAGTTGCCACATACAAGCATCTTCATAATTCCTATAGGCTTCCGACGGTATTATAATAGGCTTTCCGTTTCTGGTTATAATACGCCCGCTATTCTTTTTAGTTGCTGGACGGCCTTTTAATGTAATATCAATCACACTCATTCAATGCCCTTTCTGCCAACAATACATCATCTTCCGAATACCACCAGTAAAAATCGCCGGTATGACTCCATGACGTTTTACCATTCATAAAACAATACACCCGCCCGTTTTCGTATTTGTAAAAATAAAGTTTCATTTTTCCAAATGCAGTTTTTGCAATAACTGGCGTATCAACTGGAACCTTTCCCCATTCCACAATACCCAGCAATGATGCAATGGAATATTTACGGATATTAGGATTTAACCCCAGCACCTTGCATGGAATTCTTGGGGTATGATCGCGTATCTTAAAATTCCCGCCGTTTTCGATAAATGTAGGATTTACGAAAAACGCATAAACGCCTTCAATCTTAATATCGCGATAACCTTCGTTATACATTTCTTGCAATAACCATTTTTGCTCATTCTTCATCGTATAATTCCCCTTTTATAATAATCTCTTTCAGTTGCTGCCGTACGTTGTAAATGTACGCTTCAACCGTTCCATTGAATACTTCCATTACCATTTTTGAAAGTGTTTGCCGCAATCGTTTCGTTTTGCCGTCCTTATGATATTTGTATTCAAGCGTAATTAAAAATCTATCTTGCGTTACTTTTGGTTTCAAAATCATGTTTTCAATAACCAGCGTTAATGCGCTGGCTAGTTGCTCACATGTAAAAACTCTACCGTTCCCCATGTCTACCTTTACACTCATTTATTAATTCCCCTTTGATATTCATAGATAATTTTATTTTTAGTTTTTATTCTTTCAAGGTTCACCCCAGCAGCTAGCAAGCGATTTCTAACAAATGTATAGGATACGCCGTATATGCCCGCAATTTGTCGCACGCTCAAACCTTTTTCACGCAAGGCAACCAATGCATTTGCTTCAATTTCTGGGTATACCGGCTTTCGTTTTATTTCTTTCCTTAATCCTAGCGCGGCCAATGCTGCATCTGCGGTTTTCCTACTGTATATGCAAGCACCTAATGCGAACCAGTTTTCTATGTATGCCATTTTTACCTTCCTAATATTTACCTATACGCCGCTTGATGCGGTTGTTACTATCTTTTACATACCCAAACACATCGCCCCGTATATCACGGCTTTCTATTTCTTTTTTTCTGTTGTTACTGTATTTGATGTAGGCCGCGCATGTACTATGGCAGCCTAACACCCTATACCCACACCCCTTACACGGTGATTTCATTTCTTTATTCCTTACTTTCAAATGGATTGATAGTTTCAAGAATAACAAACGATGTATTTTTATATCCGTTTTGTTCTTCCCATTCACGAAACGCCTTCGTTAATTTTTCTTGTAAAACGTCAATTTGTTTCAGTTCTACATGTAACAAATAATCTTCCGAATATTCTGCTATTTCATCATCAAGATCATAATCGATAATGTCATTGATAACACGCTCCGCATCAACAGTAGGAACATAATAATAAGGGTTTCCGACTCTAATCATTGGAACTTCTTCCGCCGGATATGTTTCGGCAAAATCTTTCACTGCATCTTCAATGCTTTTCTGTGGATACCCTACATGCTCACACAAACACCAGCACCATTTCTTATCATTCTTAACTAACATTTTTGCCACCTATTAGAACGGAATATTTTCATCGTTCCCCTTATCATCTGCAAAATTATCGAAATTGCTACCAGTTTCCGCATCATTTAAAGCGGATACGCCTACAAAACTTGCAATAACTTCTGTTACGTATTTCTTTTGGCCGTCTTGCGTTTCGTAGCTTCTTGTTTGAATTCGCCCCTCTACAAATAAGCGATTTCCTTTTCTATAGTTGCCCACTGCTTCGCCTAGTTTTCCCCACGCTACACAATTTACGAACGCCGTTTGTTCTTTTGTTTCGTTTGTAGCACTATCAATATATGTATTGCTGGCCGCTACTGTGAACGTTGCAACCGCCTTTCCAGATTGTGTATAACGCACTTCCGGATCACGTGCAAGATTTCCCAATAATTGAACACTATTCATAATATAATTCCCTTTCTATTTTCTAATTCTATATGGCAAATTCGCTCATTTTGCCCCTTCTACTATTTTGCCCTTATGATTTATCGTTAAGGTTTTAAAACTTCCATACAACGCATTTAAACGATTTTTTCCATTCTAAACAATTCATCAAGCGTTAAATTTGTTTGTAGTTCATCGTTAACATTTTCTTGAATTGCAAGCATTTCCGTTAGTCTAAAATCAAATAACCCGCGTTCATGTTTCTTGTATGTTTCTGGTGATACACCGGCAATATCCGCCATATCTGATTGTGTATACCCTAACAATTCCCTACATTCGATTAATTTCGGGAATAAATTGTATTTTTTGTTCACTCCAACACCCCCAGTATTAACTTTTTGCTTTCGTCCGAAATATCGGCATCTTTAACCAGGCTTTTAAGGTCTACGGCTTCGTATTTTTCAACCTCAACCAAATGGCCGTTATCTAGCATCTTAATTTCTGTTTTCTGTGGCATGTTTAGTTCTGCACGTTTTCGCGCTTCCATTAATAGGCCATTACTTTTGATGCTTTCCGCTATTTCCATGTTTCTTTGTTCGCGTGCGGCCAATTGCTCATAAGCCTTACAGAATTGGCTCATTGCTGCGCTTTCGTTATAACTTTGGCTATTGCGTGGATCAAAGAAACGCCAGATTGTTTTAGCGGCCAACCGTGTAATGCCTTCCAATTCATCAAGGCCTTTTTCATAACCTACGCTGCTTGCTTTCTTCCGCGCTACTTCCCATGCATCTTGCGCTATTAAGCGCTCATTTTTCCCGTTTACATATCCGGAAATTTCCGCCGCTTTCTTGCGAATGGTTGCAACGGCTGGAACGAATTCGCATGTATTGATGCATTGTTTGATTGCTTCCGCCAATGTTACGGGGTTTATATCCTCTAACATGTAGGCGTACATTTTAACTTTTGCACTATCGAATTTGTCATATATCAATAGTTGGCCCGTAGCCT